AAGATCATTCCCAAAATTATACTCTAAACTTGTAAGCAAGTCTAAATCTTCACAAAAGTCTTCTTCAACATTATAATCTTTTCCACATATTTTACATTTTATAGTCATATTTACCTTCCTGTTTAATATAAGAAAAGGGTTGAAATATCATCTCAGCCCTTGTTCCCTTTGAGATTAACTTAATATACTTCTTTAAGTTAAAGATGTCAAGCAAAAAATTTATTTTTTTGTATATGCTCAAAATTATCATCAAAACAAGACCATTTACAACAGCCTCCTGAATACACACAATATTCATCATTTTCCTCTAAAACGACATAATATAAATTTTGTTCTTTAATCTTCCATACTTGAAATCTCTGCATTTGCATTTTGGCATATTATTTATCTCCCTTAGAAGTCGTTAAGTGCATCTACATCTTGATTAACATTGAATGTAAATAATCCAAGCTCATCTTGCCACATTCTAAGGACTTGCGGTCTGTCATCAAATATTCCATTTACATTCCAGAAAGGCTCTATATGCTCTTCATAAAGTTCTCTCTTAATAATGCTGTCTTTTCTGTTATCCCCTGTCACTCTCATAATCAAGGTGAAATTACCATCTGGGAAGATATTTTCTACAATCCACGCATGAGTAACATCATAAAACTCGCTGTCTCTACCTGAAAGAAAAATAACCTTATGAGTTCTAGCAAGGTTAATTGCAATAACGGCTACTGGAAGTATAACATAGTCAAGATGAGCTTTTGCACCATCATAAATATCTCTATCGCCTTTACGAGCCATAGTTCCATCAATATCAAAAACGTAAGCAGTAGGAAGGTCCCTTGTTACTAAATTTGAATAGCAGTCATTAATAGGTTCGTCAGCAATATATTTTTTGTAGGTATTTCTAATAACTCTTTCCCCTACTGAAAATTCTCTGCGCTTGTCTCTTTCAATTGCTACATCCAATTCAACATCAAAGTTATTTGTTACAAACTTAATGTTTGGATTTATGACCTTTGCTTTGTTTATCTTCTGAGCCATGTATTTTGAGTTAAGATTCATTTCATCTACAACAACAGATTTACCAGCTTCAAGTAAAGCTTCAAAACTTGCGTCCCATGCCTTAGAAACTGCCTTCTCCTGTCTTGGAGTAAATTGATAATCTGACATCATGTGCCTGAAGTCATCCCTGCAAAGTCTTACATACTCATGCTTCTCATTTACTAGATTCTTTGCAAAAGTAGTCTTACCACTTGCTTGAATACCTATTAAAAACATTACTACTTGTTTCATAAGCCCCTCATTATATTAATATGTATATAATTAATATGTATATAATTATTATTACTATTTGAATTACTATATATGTTATCCATCGCCACGTCATACTACATACTTCTCATTGATTTCTGTGATTGTAATACCTAATTCATTTCCAAGCCATTCTGCTACTAAATGTCTGTGACAGAATTTTTCAGAAGATTCCCAACAGAGGATAACAGCATCATCCCCAAGCTCATCATAAATTTCTTTAGCATCAAGTTTGTCAAGGACAGTTTCATAATACTTCTCTTTAAACCATTCTTCACTTAATCCTTCATTCTTCCATTTTATCCACCAGTCATATTTAGGTGCAAGCTTTTTATATACTCGACCTTTATAAAATTTTGGTGTGCCTCCTGCAATTGAAACTGCATTTGGATTTTCTCCATTCTTTGAATAATAAGATGTATTCATTTTAGTTATCCTGTCCATTATATAAATTATATAAACAATATGAAAGTATAGCACAAAGTGTTATTAGCATTTTAGATAAAGAACTAATACCACTTTGCATTAAAAAACAATATAATATATATAATTGCTACAATAATTACTCCTCTAGCTTTATATATTGTTTTCCATGTTTTGCATTTATATATTATCTTCCATAAATTGTACGTCCATGTTAATATTTTAAATGTTAATTTTGTTATCATTTTAACTTACACACCATATTTTTAATATTTTTATTATTCCCTCTTCATAAAAATTAAGCATAGGAAAAACAAAAGTCCAGCTTGCATATAAAACATTATTGAGGAAAATAAACATAATAAAATTAGTAATATTCCTGCTAAAACTCCCACATAAACAAATGCTAAATATACTAATCCTAATGGCACACAAACCCATGCCAAACAAACTATACCATATATAAATCCCATTAGTTTCCCTTTAATATCTTCATGAATCTTTTATACGGAGTAACTGATTTACACGCATCACACCCCAAACACTCATGTTTTACAACTTCGTAATTCCAAACTGCTATGGTTTTAATATATTCATGTCTCATTACGTTTCTACCATAACCAGTGCAACCATTTACAGGAATAATTTCATAAGTAAAATTACTACCCCTACAATTTACTTCCTTAAATGTCATTGTCTCATCATCAAGATAAAGTTTAATTTTCTTTGGCCTTGAGTTAGTTTCTATATAAATTTCAAGATTAGAAAAATAAAACTCACAAACAATTTCTTCATAGTTATCATACTTTGAAAATGTTCCGTAGTTGGAATCTATTCCAGAGATTTTATAAAAATCATCAGAATAAAGTTTAATTTTCTTTGGCCTTGAGTTAGTTTCTATATAAATTTTAAGATTAGAAAAATAAAACTCACAAACAATTTCTTCATAGTTATCATACTTTGAAAATGTTCCGTAGTTGGAATCTATTCCAGAGATTTTATAAAAATCATCAGAGACACTTTGTCTAAATTCTTTAAAATCTTTTTCTCTCTGGATATAAAGTTTCTCTGAAAAATTGTCTAAGAAATATCCTTGCGTGCCATTCCCATTTATTTTTGTTAATACTTTAAGTTCTGTTTCCATATCATAACCTTATTTTTTATTAATATCAATAGTAAAATTTTTGCAGAGATGTGCTATTACTTCTTTTTCAATCCTATCTTTCAACTCAGGTCTATTACCATACCAGCTTGAAGTCAATAGTAACTCTTTTATTTCTTTCCTTACTACGGATTCAATATTTATATCCTCATATGTATGTTCTATAAGCTTCCGTGCTTCCTCTTTAATAGATTCATGAATCCATTCTTGAATATCATCTTTTGATATTTTAAGTTCGTTGTGCATGAAATTCTTAAACATCTTATACTTATCGTTTGTCATATTATTTTTTCATGTTTTAGTATATTAAAATTGATAAAACTGTGTTTAAATTTTATTATATTTATATTTTATTTCTGTAATCCAATTTTTAGTTTTGCCTATAAAAATATTTATAGAACAAATATCTCTAATGAGTAAAAATAAAATATTAACTACTGGAATAACTTCCGTCCAGAAGTGCCACCGTTTTATATAATATTCTCTATTTAAAAATTGTAAAGAGACATTAATATACCTATTGTGATATAAGGTGGTATCATATATGTTCCAAACGCTACAAATAGTCCAAACGTAACATTAAGTATCGTTGCAATAAATATCATTAGATTAAATGCTACAATATATATTGCAATATTTGAACTAGGAATCGTGCTATTAAGTGCTTCTGATTTATACCACTTTAATTTCATTTATTTCTCCTATAAAAAAGAGTAAGCAAATTTGCTTACTCTTTATATTACTTTTTTTATTTTCTTTTGTCAAGACTTTTTTTAATTTAATTCATTATAGACATCTTCCATAGTTTGCCACATGAATTTATTTGTGCTGATATTTCTCTCTACATTTTCAATGCCCTTTGTTGTTGCTTTTCTTTTCTCCCCTGAGTATGTAAGTCCACCTTTTACAACATTCTCTTGAATAACATTAAAAGTTGTAAAGAGGTCATCATAATTGTCTTTATCTCTTTTAGGAGTAAGAAGCTGATCTGCGGTAAGATTTGAAAGATTACCATAAACTTCAGATTTAATTGCTTCTGCAAAATGTTTCTTTTCTAGCTGGCTGAGATTAAGCTTTCTATATTTATCAATCTCATTAAATACTTCACCTGAATTTTGAGCGAAGTTATAGATGATTTGCTCGATGTCTTTTGTCTGTAGGCCAATATGTTTCTGGCTTATATTTCCAAGATTTGACTGAGCTACTACTAGGCCATTAGAGCAAACCATTCTATACAGACCTGCATATATCTGTGCTGAAGTTCTACCATTATAGCTATTTACAAATACAAGTTCAGGTGCTACATCAAATTTTCCCATGTCAAGAAAGTCAGCGTGACGAAATCTGATAGTATGTGCTTGGTATCTTTTATCAGAGTTCTTGTTCCCATTCTGCTTTACAAATGTAGGAAAATAGTTAAACTTCTCAAACTGCTCTATAATATTTATAGAAGGAAGAATAGTATATTTCCCTGACATCTTAGGACTAGCTTCTTTTGTAAAAACTGCTGGTGCTTTTTCTAGTAAATCTGTTTTTGACATATAATTCATAAGATATTCTCCTTTGGTTTCTTTGATTATACCTTAATATACTGTTTCATTTCGTTTCTGTCAAAAACTTTTTTTATTTATTTATAATATATTTTTCATACCATATTTCAAAGCGTTTATGAATATTATCAAAATATGTTGCTCCTGCTAAAAAAGCATCTTTCATAAGCATTTTAACTTGATCTTCATATAGTAAAAATTGCTTTATTTTTTCTTCTTCCAGTAATACATCTGTTTTAATAACTTTCGTTGTTTCCACTTTATTCATAATCATCTCACTCATTTTTATTTATGTTTTCTCTTAAATAGAACATAATACATTCTAAATAAGATGTCAAGCACAAAAATAGTATTTAAAGGAAAAATTATATACTATACCTCCTTTCGTCAATTTATTGTATTATAGTTATGTTGAAAATGTTTAAAAAAAGTTTAAAAAAAGTGTTTAAATAAAGTTACTAATATTTATTTTTATCGCCCTGAAAATGCACTTGGACTGACGGAAGCTCCCATTGATTTTGCTAATCTCAGGGTTTCTTTATCTTGCTCTGATAGATCATAATGGTCATCCCAATATTTCGGTGCATCTCTTTCAGCTTCTTCTCTTTCAGTTTCTTTTCTTTCCTCTTCTTCAAAGTCTTCATCCCACGCTGAATCACTGACAGCCCAATTTATTTGTTGTAGATAACAAAACTGTGCTAATGCCATTACCAAGTCATCATGTCCGCTAATAGCTTGAATTTTTCCTCTCTTTGTCATTCCAAAGTTTCTTAATTCATTTACAGTTCTTATTGACCTAATCTTAATTTCTTTCTTTGTAAGATAATTTTCCATGAAAGCAATAGAGTGACTTCTTATAGGTTCATACATAGGAAATCCAGAGAGAAATACTTTCTTACTTTTTTGATGCCAGTAAAATTCTTCATAGTTAATAGTATCTCCAAAGTATTGACAGATGTTTATTCCTAATCCGTTTCTTTCTACTGATAGCTTTGCCATATTATAAAACTCAGCAGTATATAAGAGAATTTCTTTATAAACTTCTGTATTTACTTTTCCTTTAAATTCTGCAACCTGCTCGTTGTTAGTCAAATCAAATACGTGGAAAGCAGAGGAGTCATTAGCTTCACCACCAGCAACGTCCGCTACAACTATATAATCTTTGTTAGGTTCAGGATCAGCAAAGAACCACATACCTCTTAAATATTTATATTCATTATCCCAATTAGGCTTCATCCTAGCAAAAACATTTAAGTCTCTGTAATATCCTTCATCGTCAACATCATCAGGATTAAAAAAGTCTACTCTAATTGGATTTCTAGTTTCTATATCTTGTAGGACATATCCTTCAATGAGAGAATGTTCTGTCTCATATACTTCTTGCTTACAGATTTCAATTTTGTAACCTCTTGAACCCAGAGTTTCAAGCATTTCTAAATGCCAAGACCTGCTTCTATAATGAGGAATATCATCTGTATTAACAGTAATAAGTTTAAATTTTGAGTTAGGATTATCTTGCGCTCCATGTAAAATTCTAAGGTAATCATTATTTACAACATTCTTTCTAGGCAATGTAGAAATTACAAAGAACTGAGAAGGTAATGTTTTATTAGTAAAGTCTGTTAAAGCACCAGCAGATAACGCAGGTGCGGCCGCACTTAATATTGATTGTGAATCATCATAGGAAGCAAACTCATCAGTAATAAGAAGAGAAAGTGACTCTCCCTGTGCTGGGTCTCCTCTGTTTGGTAATGATGAAATCTTTGAAAAGTTATGATCGAATGTTACAGATGTCTTTGAAAATTCACTTGTCTTTTGTTTAAGCCATACAGGAAGATGCTCATATGTAAATTTAATCCTTTCAAGGAATGTGATTGAATCCCTTTGGTTCTTTGAAATCACAACTATTCTTTGTGAGTCAAAAAACAATGCTCTCCATAAAGCATAAGCACCAACAGTAGTTGAAAAAGCAACCTGCCTAGTTTTCAATGATACAATATATCTACTCTTTAAGAACTCAACACCAGCGTTCACCTGCCATTTATAAGCATCATCCTTAATTACGATAAATCCTTTTGTTGGGTGAGATACTTTACAATACTCTAAGAAAAAATAAGCAAACCCAGTTCCATTAACAACATCAGTAATTTTATTAAACTCTTCCTTTGCTAATTCAACAGTCATATTATCTTTTTGTTCTTCTGTAATTGACTCAATATTATTATCTTTATAAAATTGTAACCTGTTGAAAGGGTTGTATTCATTTTCCTCAACATTTAAAGCACTCTCATCATAATTATCATTACGATCTTCTAGCAATGCACTTGCCACTTCTTTCATCTTTTTCTTTTTATCTTCGCCTTCTTTTATTATTTGTTTATCTAAATCTTTATTCATTTCTCTGCCTTTTTTTTAAAAATTATTTGTCACTTGTTTTTAATATAATAACAAAGCTATAATATTATATTCAGTTGTAGATATAAAAAGAGGATAATAAAACGCAATGAATTATGAAAAGAACCTGAGTAAAAATGAAATTAAAAGTATGTGGAAGCAGATAGATAGAAAGCTTAAAAGAACCACAACAGATACAGAAATATCAGGAGAGCCAAATACTTCACTAACTCCTCTTGAAACCCTTCCATTAGAGATACCAGATGATAAACTTACTATGCTTGGATCTCTTGGCGCAAATGATATAGCCAAAAGGTCTGAGCAGATAGAAATGGAGAAGATGAACCGTGAGAGAAGATACGAACGGTTGAGGGTATCAATGGAACACCCTGAAATAGATGGTTGCCTAAGTATTTATGCGGATGAAGCAACTACTGAAGACCAAGATGGTAATATCATTCATGTAGCTCATTCAAATCAAGATATAGAAGAAGTTGTATCTGATTGTTTTGAGAGGATTGGATTAGATGACAAATCATGGCAGATAATTAAAAACTTCTGTGGATATGGTGATGAGTTTTATGAGACTGTAATCTCTAAGACTGGTAAGTCTATTCTTAAAATTGATAAGCTTCCAAGAGGTGCTATTGAAAGAGTAGAGGAAGGAAACATTCTTAAAGGATTTAGAATAGATGAGAGTGGTATTGAAAATGATGATCCATTCTACACATATCAAACCAGCTTCCAGACTAAGCAAGAAGAAGAAGAGGAATTAATATTTCCTTTTAGAATATTACATTTCAAAACTAACTCTGATAAATACGGAGTATACGGTCAGTCAATCATTGATACTGTTATCAATACTATCGACCAATTGAAAATGATGGAGAAAGCTCTTGTTGTTGCAAGGGTAACTAGAGCGCCAGAAAGAAGAGTATACACAATTGATGTTGGAAACCTTCAAGGGCCAAAGGCTGTTAAGTATGTTAATCAAGTCATGGCAAACTTTAGAGGAAAGAAAAAACTTGATTTCCGTGGGTTTGGTGACAGTGTTGATATGCAAAAAGACATCTTTGGAACGGTTGAAGATATTGTTATTCCGAAGAGACAAGGTTCAGAAGGTAATACAATTACTACTCTCGATCAAGCAAATAACCTGTCTGATACAGGAGACCTTGAATTTTTAAGAGACAAAATTTTCCCTGCACTTGGAATACCAAGACAGTATTTTTATGATGATACATTTGCAAACTCAAATACTAACTTATCATCTAAGTCAGTTCCATTTGCAAAGAAGATAAAGAGAGTGCAAAGAGCATTTCTTACTACTTGTTATAAGATAGCAATCATTGAATTAAAGCTTAAAGGTTTTTCTAATGATGATATTTCTAATCTTACACTATCAATGAATAACCCTTCAAATATTGATGAGAGAGAAAAGTTTTCATTAGAGACTGAGAGGTGGGGATTAATTGGTGCTATTAAAGGATTAAATGCAGAAGGAGTTTTCTACCCTGATTATTTAATCTATCAAGATATTCTTAAACTTAATAAAGATGAGATTGCTCTTCTTATGAAGCTTAACATCCTACAAGAGAACGGTCAAAACCCATTTGATATATTTGATATTGAAGACCGTCCTGATATGGCAAAAGATTTAGGCACAGGTCAAGGCGACACAGGCGAAGGTGGTGGTGGAATGGGTGGCGCTCCTATGGGCGGTGGAGGTTTTGATGATGATATGGGTGGTGGAGATATTGGTGAAGAAGGTGGAGGAGAAGGCCCAGAGCCAGAAATTCCAGATGAAGTTGCAGATCAACTCGGCCCACCACCAGAAAAAACTGAAATTGCAGATGATGTAGTTGCTCTAACTGGAAAAATGATTGCCGAAGGTAAGAAGGAAAAACTATTAAAGAAAATTTACCAAGAGGTTTCATATGACTTAGCTATTAAAGCTGATAAGCCAGATGAATCAAGAACTTATATAACACATGAGGTAAAATCTAAGAAGATGGCTTTTGCTGAAATATTCTTAAACGGTCAATTATCAGGATTAGATTGTATTGATAGACCAGCAGGTGCAATTAAAATTTATTCAGAGAGTGAAGATTTTTTAAATATTTTATAAGGTCTTTTACTGTATTTGTTGAATATAAAATTGAAATAGTATTATTCAACAAATGCAGGTAACAAGATGGGAAAAGAAACAAAGAAAAATTCAGAAATTCATTTAACAGACATCCAAATAAATAACCTACAGAAGCTATTGGATAAAGAAGATAGCAATAAGGTAAGTATTTTCAGGACTATTGTAAATGCAATAGGATCTTTCCTTTATAGTTTCTTCAGTTTAAATAAATCTGGTAAATGGGTATCTATTTTAACTATTGCTGTTGTTTTAAAGATGTTTGGAGATTTCCTGATAATGCAACAGTTCAGTATTGAAGCAATGACACTTTGTATTCCTTATCTATCACAGATAGCAATAACTGTGTTTGGAATAATTGGAGGAGTAAAAGGAGCAGAAAGTATTATCAAAAAGATAAAAACCCAATCTGGATTAGTAGATTCAGTTAAAGACATTGCCTCAAAAATTAAAAAATAAAAATTAAAACATGGAGTATAAAATGAATTTTGAAAAATTTAACAACATTAAAGATAAAATAGAAAAGTTACCAAATGTAAAATTCTATTCATTTAATGAAAATGCAGTAATAATTCAGAATAAAAGAAATGAAGCTCTTTATCAAATTCCTTTCATATTTGATGAAAATGATTCAATTTGCCTACAACTTGGTAAAGGCGAGCAAGTACAAGATGGAGTTCTTACACCAGCAGATGTAGTTGTAAACTATCAAGAGAACTTAAAAAATAGTATAAAAAGAATGTTTGTTAGTTATGATGAAGGCCTTGAAAAGACTAAAGAACTAATGAAGCAGAAGGTAGATTTCGTTGAGGATGAAGCACCAGCAATTCCATCTTTTGAAGACAAGATTAATATTCTTTGCGAGCATGATTTATCACCAATTAGAAATATTAACACAGCATTTAAGTCACAACTTCTAAGTTCTGACAAAGATAAAAAAGATTTCATTGAACTGCTTAACCCATTTAATGAAGACAATACTTTAAAAACTCATGATATTAACTATGACGAATATAAAGCTATGTTTGTTGAAGCAAATGTTGAGTACGAAAAATTTAACAGTAAGCTTCACCTATTCTCAGAGTTCCAACAAAAAGTTGAAGAGATTGTAAAAGATCCTAAAATTGCAAGTGACATCGTAAGTAAATTTGATTACGAAGAAGATGTAAAAATATCTGTTCCTAAGACATTGATTAAGGTAAAAAATCTTTATAAGGAAGATGAATTTAATATTGATGTGATAAGTGCATCTAAGAAAATAACAAAGGTTTATACAGAGACTTTTGGTAGCGGAGATGAATCACCTTTTGTTTATAATAGAAACTTAGGTAATCTTGACTCAGCACCTAAATTCCTTAAATTTTCTAATGGGAAATATTCACAACAAGATGTAGGAACACTCGCTCATGAGCTAGAACAATCTTACTATATCCTTCCTGACTTATCACATGATGATCTAATGCAAGTAGCTGATTGGAAGAACCAATGTGAGTACATGTATCAAACTAAAATGATTTCTGATAAAAAACTTGATGAGATTATAAATGGGTTTAATTCAAGATTTACAGTTGATACAGACGCTCAGTATAATGATGGAGACCTGTCTAGGGGCTTTAGAAGCACTGATGAGAAGGATCAGGACAATGTTTATGGACTTGCTTATGATGGTGAAGGAAGTGGTGAAGAAGCTTCTATGATGGATGATACTGAATATCCTGATGAGAGCGAAAATTTTGAAACTGTTGATGATAACTTCATGAAAGTAGAGGAAAGATAACTATGAGCTATTTAGATAAATATATAAAGATAGTTCAAAAGCCTGTTAATGAAAGTTATAGAGAAAAGGTAAATATGACTATAAAATGTAAAATATGTGGAAAAGATTATAATGTTGAAGAAGACTTTTGTGAAGATTTAGACTTGCTTACAAGTTTAGAGTATAATTTTGGGAATGATCTTCTGAATACTATTTGTGGAGATTGCACCTATCTAATTGGTAAAGATATGGAAGATGCAGTATTGCAAATCTTAAAAAAA